ACCAATTTGATATGGTTATATGTAAAAATCTAGAAGATGCCCAAAGACTTCACCATACGCTTGCTAAGATAGCTAAAAAACAAAAAATAAAGAGTCTTATGTTTATGGGTACAGCTTCCAAAGCAACCAGAGGTCTTTTGTATGATTTGATTCATGAACACACTGGCTGGCCTTATAAAAAAATTAGAAGACAAAATACTAGGCCTTAGAATTCAAGTATTACTTCGCCTATTTTTATAACCAAATTAATTTTAACCATATCATCATTTTGATATGATAGTTCACCAAAATCTATTGATTTAAACTCACAGTCAGACAAATTCCATCTTTCAACAACTACACCAGTCGGGTCAAGCATTTCTAATTTTAAATCAAATTTGTCTTTGATAATTTGTTTTTTTTCATATAAACTTTTATGAATCAAATCCATAAAAGATTGTGATGTTGATGGACCAATTGGGTCTCTCATTGATATCAACATATCAGCCCAAATTATTTTTTTAAAAAGTTCAAACCCTAATATTTTTTTGGATTTTATTGTCATATTAGGTCTTGATGTTTCAACAACAACCCATTGCGGTATGTTAAAATGTTCTGGAAAAGTTATTAAAAATCTATTCATTCTTTTTGGTTCATATCGTGCAATTTCTGGGATGGGTCTTTTAAACTCCCAATTATTTTCAAAATCTTCTGAAGTCATATTTGTAAGTGCCCATTCAGCCAAAATTGTTTTACAAATTTCTTCATCTATTGAATAAACAGCAATCAAGTGTTCAAGCAAAATAGAACCATAAACATTTTTTTCTAAAGTTATGTCAAAAAATTTTCCTAGTTCTACTCTGTAGTACCTGTTTAAAAAATTAAATATGGTTTCCCTATCATCCATTACTTAAAAAGACTTTCAAGTCTTCCAACCAACACAGCTATTCTAGAATTATTCTCATCAATTACTCTTTGAATGTTTGATGGTATATTGGCTGTATATTCTGATTTTAATTTAGAATTTTCTCTTTGTATTTTATCGCTTTCACGAATTAGTTGGTCGTAAACCATTGCTTTTTCTTGATTTGTCATGTTTTTTTTGGTCTTACTGATTCTGTTATGGTTTTAAACAATCGTTTAAAAAAATTTTCAGATTTTTTTTTATTTTCTTTTGCTAATGGTGTTACTGGTATTGAATACTTTTGCACTGGGTTATTTTGGACACTAACAAAAACCATAGCTTGGTCCATCATTCTATCTACTTCAATATCATCGCCATCATGGTAATAAGGCGAGGAGGGTATAAAAAAATCAGACTGAATGGTTGTTGCAGTGTAAACCATTTGTTTTTTACGTGCAGCCGCCATTGTTAATCACATTTACATTCACCATCTAGATTGTCACCACATTCACATGGTTTTTCATCAAGAGTTATTTCTTCATCTGGTACATTGATATCAACACCGATTGAGAAACTAGCTTTGATATCTTCAACCATTTTATTTATTTCTGCCATATCAGCATCTTTAACCATAATTGGGTTGATACATTCAACTCTTTCCTCCCCTTTGGTTGGAATAAAGAATGCTATAGCATTGGCTTTTCTTTTTGCCAAAGCATCATTAACTGAATCAGCAAAAGGTTTTATTATTTGTGGGTTAGCCATCAATTCTGCATCTAAGTAGAATACGATGATAAGTGGGTACTGTTTTTCCATTTTTAATATGTTAATCCTTCAAGACATAACTCTTCAATTATATCTTCTTTATTTATTGTGTTATTGTCTTTCATAAAATACTTAACGATTAGCTCATTCACCCTTAAATTTTTAGCTTCATCACCAATCTCAGTATAGGCATATAATTTCTGTCCGTTAACTAACGTTACATAAATTAAATACTCAGAAATACTTTTATTCTTAAAAGTTTTACTGGTATAACGGTCAATTTCTTTTATTACAATTTTCATCATAGTTAAATCTACCCAATTTTTTTGAAAGTGTAAAGCCTAAAATAAAAAAAGCTCCAATACTGGAGCTTTTTTTATTTGTGTTTAACCAAGATGTCGGGGCATTTACTTCTAACCCTGTAATGAAGTTTTGCCGATTTAGATTAATAGGAATCAGCTCCATAGTTAATTTGATTTGTTTTTAGATTGCAGAATACATCTTTTAACGATAAACACAAAAAAGATAAAGACGCTAAGCATCTTCACCCTTTTAAATTTAGACTGTTACTACTGAGTAACGTGGTGACCCAATAACTTCCATCATCATAGAGAATGGAGTCATTTCCTTACCAACCAAAAGACTAGTAAGCAAAGCTGGGCTAAAACCAGACACCAAAGCAGTACCATTCTTGTCAAATTGCACTGGTTTGTTACTGTCACTTCTTGATTGAATGTTCCAGTACACAATCTTAGGTACTACGTACCCAGCCTCTGCATACATCTTCTCAATCATTTCTTGAGCAGTGTCATTCCAAGATGGAGTTCTAGAACCCCAACCACCACCAACAGCTTGGTTGAATTCCATGTCTGAAAGTATCAACATCATTGTTGGCATTTCTGAAGGTACTACATTCGCATGTACCGCTTTTTCAAGCAATACTTTGAATGCACCTTGCAAGTTGGTAGAACCACCCCATTTAGCACGAGCCATTTGATTGTAACGTTCGTTAAGGTTACCCTTAACAACTTCCAAACTTGGTGAATCGTGGAATGTGATGAACGCATCTTTGAATGGTCCAACGTTTCTTTCTGAAATATACAATCCCAAAGAGATTGCAACATCCATACAAGTTACGTTAGCGTTACCGCCAGCTGGACAGTCCATTGAACTTGATACGTCAACCAAAGGAAGAACTCTTTCTTCGTTGCCATCCATGTAGTTTGGCAAGGCATCCCATTGTGCGTTGGCACCACGGGTATTCCCTTGTTTCAAGTTTTTAATGATGTCGTATGGGTATACAGCACCAGCATTAATCTTGGTTTCACCTTTTTCAAGGCTAGTCAAGTATGCACCAAAACGGTCCTTGTCATGCTTGCTGTACGCTTTCATCAAGTCGCTCATAGCCTTAGAAGGCAACTTAGAGTATTCGATAGTTGACCACTCGTTAGCACACATCAATTGCTCAACGGTGTTAGAGTTTTCAACCAACATCTTACGGTATTCCTTTGGAGACATACCTAAAAAGTTTCTGATTGCGTGAGCTTGTCTTTTAGCTTCACGGTTTTTTACATTTGGACGTGGCATCCACTTAGCACAAAGGCCATTCTTATCAGCTAATCCCTTAGCGATAATTGCCAACGCATCTTTTTCCAATGGAGTTCCGATAAGAACCAAAAGGTCATCCCATCTACCGAACTCACTTACAAGGTGAATGTTCTTACGCATAACTTCTGTACGGTTGTTTGCAAGGTAAGTCATGATATCTTTAAAGATTTGTCTTTCACCAGCACCACCACGAACGTCACGTGCCCAGAATAATAAACGCATAGCTGTTAATGGGTTTTCACCAAAAGCTTTTGTAAAAGCATTGATAAGACGAGTCTTATCTTGACCTCTCATTGCTCCGATTTGGAAGAACAAGTCTACACAGTTATTAAGAGACGTTGAATTTGTCAACGTACCGTTTTCAGTACGAGAGTTTTTTGTTTGCATTGCAGCCAATAAAGTATTCATAAAATTTGGTTTAAAAAATTAGTAAATCGTGTTAAGTGATGCAAAGGTACGAAATTTTTTATTGCTTGTCAAGTTTTTTTTAAAAAAAATTTATTTTTTTACAAAATTTCTCACATATAAATCTCTATGGTATCTATTTTTACCATGTTGTTTTAACGCTTCAATATGGTCTGGTGTTAGATAACCCTTGTTTCCACACCAATTATACTGAGGATGAATAAGATGCAATTTGCACATATATTCATCACGTCTTACCTTTGCTATAATTGCAGCTGCCGCAATACATGTATAAGTGTCATCACCTTTTGGAACCAGTGTAAGTTTTGTGTTATCAGCATTGGTACCGATATAATCTTCCCAAACAGTACCATCAATCAGTAGATATTCTGGTTTAATACTAAGTTCATCAATACACTTATGCATGGTTTTGAACGTAGCTTTGTTGATACCCAATTCATTAATATCCTTGATAGAACCAGCATGGCAAGATATCGAAATAGCATTGGTCATAATAAGTTCATATGCTTCTTTTCTTTGTTTTTCGGATAGTTTTTTAGAGTCACGAATAAGTGGTGATTTAAAACCCCTAGGCATTATAACTGCCGATGTAACTACTGGGCCAGCACCACAACCTCTTCCAACTTCATCTAAACCAGCAACATAATCATGTTCTGACCAGTCTTCCAGTAATTTTAGTTCTTTTACCATAAGGCAAATTTACAAAATCTTTTTGAATTTTACAAGTATATCACCCAACATTACTTCAAATTCATCTGTGGATTCAAATTTGGTGGAGTATGGGTTGGCTTTATGAAACAAAGCTTCATTGATAGCATTATGTTGAGTTTCTGGTAATTCATAAAAAAGAGTCAACCCAACTTTTTTAATCTTTTCATTTTCCACAATAAGTGAAATTGTCTCTATTAATTGTTCGTAAGTCATATTAAAACGTTGTGAATATTTTTTTAAACCAAATTATAAATTTTTCATATCTGGTTTTTTTTATGATAGTAACACGACCACCTTTTTGTTTTATTTCAGAACCCAAACCAGCTTTTAAATCTTTTATAAATTCAATTTTACTGCTTTCAGTTGCTTTGGTTTCTTTAACCAGTTCCTTTAACTCAAATTTTACTTCAGCAACTAGTTCTTCATCAGTTAATTTAATTAGTTTGTTTTGACGCATATATATGTTTTATTTTTTTCATCATTCCTTCGAATAAAGGGGTTGGTATCTCATCTTCGCCAAACCACCCCCATTTAAGGTTTTCATGGTCTAATTTAGGTGAAAATTCTGAAGAAGTAAAGCCTTCATAATAATGGAAATCCATGTTCTTTTTATCTATAAAGTCAACATTAATTTTTTTAAAGTTCATATTATTGGCTGATATTGAAAGCTCTTCTTTGATTTCACGTTTTAGTGTTTCAATTGGAGTTTCACCCTTTTCCATTCCACCAGCCACGCAAGACCATGTAGGTTTTTTGTCATTTCTAAGCAACAACAGAACCTTTTGGGTTTTGGTGCACATTATTAAAACACCAGCAGATTCAATTTTTTCTTTTTCCTCCTTGATATTATCTGGTGTGTTATCCGTACCACACTTATGGTAAAAATACATATCTGGTCCACCTTCGGACTTATTCCAATGCCAACCACACTTTTTACATGTTATGGTTTTATTAATTGCTTCTCTTAAAAGTTCTTTAATAAATAATTTCACACCTATAAATATTTACTATTTGTCTAAGAAGCTATATTATTGTAATAAAAAACTATGACAACACTAATTTTTATTCTTATTTGTTATGGAGCTTGTAACAATATGATTTACGGTTCCTTATTTGAAGGTTGGAGACAATTCCTATCTAAATTTGGCACTGGAGGGTATAGCCTTCATAAACTCTTTACTTGTTT